ATCTTTCGATACTTCGGAAACGTCGAGTTACAAAGTAACCCTACAAACCGTTGCTATTCTTTAACTTGCTCTACATGTAAATGTATGCCAGTCTAAAAAATAGTTAATGGGATGTGAAATGAATTATTCATTCATTTGCGATCCTATTTTGTCCCGTAAGGCCTCTTTCGAGGGGTTCTTACTGGGATCCAAAATGTAGTAAATAGATGAATTGTTCAACTTTACATTGTTGCAAATAAGAAGCATGGGTAAACCCCATCATTCTTATCTACTTCAATGGGTCTGAGCAATCTTCTACTTCCCGTCCCCCTACAAGGGGTACAACGGAAATTGAGCACTCTGATTTTATTCTTTAAATATTATCACTCTCATTAGAAATTACTTTGTAATATTTATTACGTATTACAAAAGTCTTCTACTGTTAGTGATCTTATTTATTGTCATGCTAAACAGCCATTATAACTGTCTAAACTATGAATCTTTAAATAAAAGTCATGAAAAATATAAAATTTATATCTTTAAGAAATTTATTTAGAGATAATAAAATCTCGGAGCCAATGGTATCGCTTAATAACTCTTTAGAGTTATTAGCCCTTTCTTCTCAAATTGGTTGACGTATAACGTTAGCCATTTTTGGTAGAAAAGGAAGAGTCAGTTTTAGACTTAGACAGATTCACAATTTCTTTAACTACATACTTCGAATGAACACGAAGCATGGAGGTAAATATACTGTAAATTATCTGAAGTGTTGTCAACTAGCAATACAAAAGGCTATAGCTGGAAATAAGGTGTCTTCTCTACGTTCAATAGATAAGACATACTCATTTCCCCGTTTGTCTAACTCGGGTTTACCTCGTTATATTCCATTACATGATAGACGTGCTATAATGAATCATTCGACATCTTTAATAAGATTTTGATTGACTCTTTATAGTGTTTATCGTATAATAAACATTCCAGGTAACCTTAAGTTAAGTACTATAACGGATCCATTTGTTGGTGATAGAGATCTTTTACGAAAAGTTTCTTCAGAATTGAAAGCTTTAGCTTTGAATTCTAAGAAAATGTTCGATTTAAAGATACTCTGTTCCAATCCTGGATTGCTATTGCTGGAAACAGCTTCTCCAACATCTAAAGTCTCTTGACTTGGTATCTTTACCGATCCTTTTAAATTATATGAAAATAATTTAGGAGAGTCGATGGAGATGTTCATGAAAGAGTTAGGATATTGGAAGCTACTAGATATTTGAGAAGGGATTAGAAGTTTTAAGGAACTTGTTCCTAATAATTATAATCCTATCCCAAAAACTGTAAAGCATGGAAATCATGTTGGACAGTTATCTAGAAAGCAAGAAGCTGCCGGTAAAGTAAGAGTCTTTGCTATGGTCGACATATGGACTCAATCCGTTATGTCTCCATTGCATAAGATGCTTACTTCCTTCTTAGCATCATTGCCTAATGATGGTACTAAAGATCAAATAGCCTCTTGAAAAAGAGCTGCTACTAAATCTTTATGTGGCCAATCATTTGGTTATGATCTAAGTGCTGCTACTGATCGTCTACCAGTTTCGCTACAACAAGATATATTATCAGCCATTGGTATGGGTGATGATTTAGCTCGTTTGTGGGCGAAATTGTTGACGAGCAGAGACTATTACCTTCAATATACAAGAGAAGAGAAAATTCTTAAGGGGAAACCTGGTGAATATCTTAGATATTCAGTAGGTCAACCTATGGGAGCTCTTTCTTCTTTTAATATGTTGGCTGTAACTCATCATTATCTTGTACAATTAGCTTATATTCGTTCTCTTCCTTCTTATAAAGTTGTTGGATTACAACTCTTTAGAGGAGAATTTGAATGGTATACTAACTATGAGATAACTGGTGATGATTTAGTCCTTTTCGATTCTGAAGTAGCAAAACAATATTTGATAATAATGTCAGATATTGGTGTGCCAATTAATGAATCTAAGAGTGTTATTGCAAATATTCCAGCAGTGGAATATTTAAAAGTAACTACTCTTAAAGGAGTAAATGTCTCTGCTCTTTCCTGGAGAATGTTTATATCTAATAATTCCTTTATGGGCCGTATTAATAATGTATACACTCTATTAGATAGAGAGTATATGTCTTTAAATGGTCCTATAAATTGATTAAAGGATATGACTTGTACTAAAATAGGAAAAGGTAATATTAACCTTACTTATTTTTCAGTACTAAGTAAATTCTATTATTCAGGAAAGATCACTATTCGTACATTGTTTGAAACCTTAATCAACAAAGCTAATTGCTTTAGCTCTCTTAAAACAAATCTTATAAAAGGTGTAAATGAGAAGTACATGAGTACTCTTATTTCACATCTTATTAATAAGAAGAGTGATTTGAGAATAAGGCAAAAAGTTAATTCAGAAGCTGATATACATTGAATTGGTGAGTATTTACGTTTTTCTTTAAAAGATAAGGTAAATCCCCGTACCGATTCAACTACATTAGCTAATGCAGTTGTCGATGGGTTATTTTCTATAGAACCTCAAAATTCTAAAGAAAATCTCCTGTTTCAAACAATGAAGGTTTGTTTTATTAATATCCTTGATCAAGAGATCTTCCTTCCAATCTTCAAAAGATTAGATAGAAGTAAACCTGAGCAAGTAGATGTTAGTACCCTTGTTGAGTATACTGAATCTTTAGATCGATATTGAGAATTAATTAATATCTTTCTAAGGGCTACAGCAAAACTGAACGAAGACAAACCTATAATTAAGCGTCCAAAGTTTTCAATGAACATGATAACTATGGCGCTTAAGGCGAGTAAATGAGAACCTAGCTTTAATACACAATTTATTCAGAAAGAGACTACCCTCGATGGATTTGAGGATATGATCTGAACTGAATTAAAGGTTATTAAAGTTAAAGACAGAAGATAAAGAATCTTCTATTTCTAAAAATTGACTCAAGGAAGTGATTCCCTTGAGTAATCCTAGATTTTATTATTTCTAAATAATAATAGTTTGCCCACCTAATGGATGAGAATCTAATATATTGTTAAAGCCCCCAACTCGAAAGAGAGGTAGGATTAATTCTATAATAGACCCAAGTCTCACTGATGGTGCATTTTCTTATTATTTCGTTTGGAAATAATAGTATTTACTCTAAATTAATATCTGTTGAACACAGTATTAATTTGTGAAAGGAGACAGGTAGACAATGTAGAAATACATCAAGTCTTGAGGGTGAACCCCAATGTCTGATTTCTTTGTGTATTTATTATTATTTCTAATAATAAATTAA